ACAAATCGTTTTTATCTAAAATATTAATAGTGAATTCTTTAGTTACTGCACTGTACCCGAATCTATCTTTAGCTTCAACAGTAAACGTATATGTTCTGTCAACTGTAGTATCAGCACCGTCAATTAACAATAATCCGGTATCAAATATTGTTAATCCGCTAACTAACGGACTTAACGTACCAAACTGTTGCACTTTACCTGTTATTTCACCATCAAGTTGTAACGCTAGTCCAAAAGGTAATCTTCCTGCTGTCTTAGTATAAAGCAACGGAGCATCTGTAACTGAACTAGTTGCTTCAACTCTAAATACACTTGTAAAGTTTGCGTCTATGGTTCCTAATACCTTCTTAGTAGTAAATGCAATAGTCGAATCTACTTGTCCTAGTATCTTTACTGTAAATGTTTTATCTTTTGATGACTGTATAACTTGCGCATCAATTAAATTAGCGGTAACTGTAAATTTGTATTCTTTAGTTACTGACGGCTGGTAAGGTATGCGTCCCGCAACTTCCCCAGTTGATACATCTAAAGTCATACCTGGAGGTAATGTACTTGCACTAGTATCTGGATTTGTTGCTTTTAATACAAACTGTGTACTACCTTGTTGTAAGTTGTTCTTTAGTACATCAAGAAATATTGTAACGTAATTATTAGCTCGTCTATATCCTATATCACTGTTTGTTAACCATACAGGAGTTCTAAGATATGTGTTGTCTGTAGTAAACACTCCAGTGCCTACTTGCAATAGTACGTTGTCTGCTCTTAAGAAGTCATCGCCTACTACATAAATTGTAAAGGATCTTTTAACAACAGTGTCGCCGTCATTTGCACTTACAATAAATTGGTAAAATCTGTTAAGTTTCTTTGGTGGAGCAAATACTGCGTTTGGAAAGTACTCTCCATTATAGTAATACGAACTTATACTAGTAAAATCAAATGCATATCCGTCATAGTTATTTGTATCATATGCACCTTTATTTGCCGCTAGGTCTAGTGCTAGTAATGGATCAACTACACCTGATATTAGACCGTTGCTGTCCATAGTAATACCTGAAGGAAGTTCTCCGTCATCTTTATTAATGTAGTACTCTAATGTTTGTCCAGCTGGTAAATCTAAATCTGTTGCTTGTAATTGGAAATTAATAATTTCGTTGTCTAGTACAAAGTAACGTTTGTTCTCTGCACCTACTGACAAGTTCCCTGCAGGAGTTAACCACTCAGGTTCGTCTGCTCCTTGCACTTCAATAGTAAACGTTCTGTCTTGTACTTGCAAAGCCGCATTAGTTGCTCTAAGAACAAACGTACTAGTAGTAGCACGTGGCACTGCTGTTGGTGTTCCAACAATTTGGTTATTTTTTAGACGCATACCCGCTGGTAAGCTACCTGATATTAATTTTGTTATAATAGTACCACTATTAAGAGGTAAGTTAACTATAGTCGTAATACTTTCTTGCAAAGTAGTTAACTTAGTTCCGGTGAGTTGTGTCCAATGGCTCATGGTTAGATTGATCCAAGATTAGTAGAAGCAATCGGAGCAAGTATAGTTCCGTAGTCGACATCTACTACATATTGTAAATAATCTCTATGACTAAGGTGTGCTTGCGATATTGCTCCAAAGTCAAAATTATTTTCAAAAGAAGTACTTCCAGTATCATTATTAATTGTAATAAAATCTCCTGATGCACTAGTACTAATACCTGTACCGCCGAATATTTTAAATGTAGTACCGTCAGTTATTGCAAGACTACCCGAGTCAGTAACAATAGTATGTCCATTTAAGTCTGCCGCAATAGTAATTAAGTCACCGGTAGTTGTAACAGCTATTCTATCGCCTCCTACAATTTTACGGAATTCTAAGTTGTATCCTGTCTTTTGTTTGAATACAGCGTTTCCGCCTACCCCTACATTTGAACCAGTAGTTGCTTCGTCATTACGCAAGTCAAGTTCATCGAAGTTAGAATTAACTTTAAGAAACGCGGCTCTGAGATCATCTCCAGTACCGTCATTAGCTAAAGCGCCTATATTGATTGTTTGTATTGTCATTATATTTTCCTTATACTAGTATTTATTCGCTTACGGATAATCGCCTGCGCCCCACTGAATTCTAACTCCGCCATCTTGTGCATTATCGAGGGGTTGAGCAACGACAAACCACTTATAATAGCTTGGCGGATTGTAGTTATTAGCATTGACATCTTCATAACGTATTCTGCCGCCATTACCACCGCCACCGCCTCCGCCTACTGATACAGTTGCATCATTACTATTACTTCCTACTCCGCCGTTTGTTGCATTACCGTAATCATAGTATGGGTAACTAGCAGTTACTAATTCGGCGGCTCTTGTACCAGTAGCACCAGTAGTGCCTTTGCCGTGTAGCTCTACGCCACCGCCACGTCCAGAAAGACCGTTTTTCTTATATCCACTGCCGCTGTTGCTATACGCCGCTCTACCGTAGCCACCTTGGCCACCACCGCCACCGCTACTAGTATTATCGTATCCTGCCGCGCCACCGCCGCCACCGCCTCCACTAGTGTTACCGCTTGCAGTATAGCCACCAGCACCAGCCATGCCGGTTCCGCCGCCTCTAGTAGTTCCATAATCGCTGTTGGTTTGAAAAGTTCCAGCCGCTCCGCCAGTCGTAGCGTTATAGGCTTTACCGCCGCCGTTACCGTATATTATAGTAGTGTTGCCGCTGTCCTTAACTGTACTACTTCCGCCACTTGTTGGAACAGTAATAGTTCCGAAACCGCTTGTAACAGGGTCCCAGGAAGTGTTGGCGTTAAATGCGCTGTCAACAAACAATTTATAATAGTTATCAGTGTAATTTCCTGAGCAGTCTCCTCTATTACCCCCTGCACCTACTGTTACAGTAAATGTGTCTCCAGGGCTTACTGTAATATTATTACAATATGCTAGGCCACCACCAGCGCCACCACCACCAGATCCGCCTGATCCTCTACCAACCATACCGCCACCGCCACCACCTACTGCTACTATGTCAATTGATGTTACACCAGCTGGTACTGTCCACACAGACGCTCCTGGACTATAAAACGTTGCCGAGCCCGCTGGGGCCGCACTTGAGTCGTTAATTATAACGCTACTTGTAACGCTTTTTCCATCAAGTGTTAATAGTAAAGTTTCTTCACCATCAGCACTTTGGTCTGCTGTAACTGCAACTGATAGTGTAGCAGAGTTGTTACTAACTGTGAAGGTACCTGTTAGATTTGCTCCACCTATGTCTGCTGATTGAATGCCAGTCATTGTATATGCTACAGTTACATTGTTTGCTACATTAGTTGTTGTCAACGTAAAGACTATTGTTGCTCCTTCGTTTACAGTACTAGCACTGCTGGCCAATGCATACGTTGCAGTTCCTCCACTAGCTGTTGTATATGGATCTAATGGCATTTTATATTCACTTGTTACTGACGGACTGCTTAATGCACTTAACGCAGTTCTAGCAAATGCACTAGCAGATTCTGACACAACTAGTGACTGTGGGCCTGACCAACTGTTGTAAGTTACTCCGGTAAAGTTACTGTCTCCGGCTGTTCTTGCCTCTACAAATCCTGTTTCACCAATAGCCCAATCTTCATATGTTTGTGAAACCACTGAAGACCTATTACCAATCCCTGCCCCGTAATGGTCTTCTGACCCTATTGGAAGTATTGCTACAAACTGCGAAGCATTACCTGTTGGCAGTTTAGCTCCTGGGCTACCTTGCCCACCAACTATTAACTTTGTCGGGCTTGCCACTGACTTGTCTACGTAAACACTGTTTATAAATGTATTACTAGTAGTAAGTAACAATCTACTATCAGCAGTAGTTAAATCAGCAGTGTCTATTGTAGCATAAAATCCGTTCAACGCTCCTACATAAGGAGTAAAGTTTTTTGCAGTATCTTCTTTTTGTTGTCCTACTACATAGATCTTTGTGCCGTCTATCTTAACATCTGTTAGTACGTTTCTCTCAGTAGTGCCTGATCCATCGTAAAGACTAATACGTTGAAGTGTGTCAATACCCTGATGATGTATGCGCCATACTTCTCCCTTACCAGAAGATGTATCGTTTAGTGTTACTACTATACCTGGATACTTTATTACATCAACATTCTCACCGTCTACTTCTTCTTGAACCGTGTATTGGTCCTCGACGTCCATTCCACCTATAGTAATATCAGTTGATGCATCTTTATTTTCAAAAGTAACTTCTTTATATTCAGCTGGCAATCCAGTTCCGCCTATTTCGTATATTCTTACAAAGATTTTATCTTTTTGTTGTGTCCAATCACTGCCAACTTGTGTAGGTGTCCTACCAAAACTAGTGCCTGCAATGTAATAAAAGTTACCACTGTTTAATCCAGTAAACTGTTTATATGCAATATGTGTAAACTCTGTATTAAGACTGTTTGTAGCAACTAATCCTGGGTAGTAATAAGTAGTAGAACCACTAGTTAGTTCCACATTTGTTCCGTTTGTTGGGTTTAGTCTATCCCAAAATGATCCAGTACCGTCTGTTGTCCAGTCGTCTACTTTTACAACACCTATAACATCAATTACACTTGTTCCGGTATACGGAGTCGGCAAGTCTACTTTAATGATATCTAATGCCCATGCATGACTTGCTGTGCCTGCTGATTTAGTATACTTATTAATCCACTGTGTTGCGCCGTCAGTATCAAGTTTAACTACTAGTACTTGACATTTTCCAGTATCAACACCTTTGTCAATAGTACCGTCTATCATATTTTTATCAATGCCGCCTGCTACATATATGTCATTTGTAGATACATCAACATATAATGCTTGAAGAAACCCAGTAGATGGAATAGCCTTACGCCATACTAACTCACCATTTATGTTTAGCTTGTACACAAAATATGTATATACATTAGAACTTGTAATTGACTTTGATATAGCAACTGTACTGCCTATACTATCAGCTACTACTTTTATTACTGATTCTGATGCAGAGGTATAGTCTGTAGATTTAGCCCAGTAAGTTCCACTAGTGTATATTGTTCCGTTCATTAACGAATGTGCTGAACATTGGTAGTATGTCTTGCCTGATGTTCTTGGAGTGTATGATACTACACCTGATTGTGAACCGTTGTTAGTTACATCAGCTACTTGATTTTGAGTACCAACTCCAACTTGTGTTTTTATATAAAATGGATGTCCTGAAGCGTTAACAGTAAATGCCATTGTATCATCTTTATTTAATACTATAAACGGATTGTTACCAGTAAATGCCGCATTCCTGTCTGTTGCTGAGCTAAACGAATATGCTCCACTGCCTGCATTTGTTACGTTACTAGTGAAGCTTTGTTCTGATCCAGTTGATGTATCAGCAATTACTACACTTACATTTGATGTGCCGTTGTCAAGAGTCATTGTAAATGTTTCGGTACTTTCTAATGCACTATCTGCTGTAACTGCTATTGTTTTTGTATTTGATGCTGGTGTAAGATTACTAGTTAGTGTTTCGTTACTAATATCTGCACTAGTAACACCAGAGATTGTATACGGTATCGGAGTGTTTGTAACTGTTATGTTATTTGTTAGTGTAACAACGAAGTTAGTACCTTCTGACACTGATGATTTATCTGATGATAATGCGTAACTTGGTGCTTGGAATTTATATGTTGTAATATTACCAGGCCATGTAAACATTAATGCTCCTGCAATTCCAGCGTTTGCACCAGGCGCAGAGCCTGCTAATGAATGTACTAACACTCCACCACCTGCCGCACCGGCAGCTAGAGCGGCTCCTACTACGTTTCCTGTGCCGCCAGCAACTCCGTTACTAGCTGTACCTGCACCTGTAATAGTTTGACTTGTTACTGTAGTGGCCTTTAGTCCACCGAGTCCACTACGACCTAGTGTAACGGCAACACCGCCGCCCCTTGCGCCTGTAACAGCACCAGTACCACTTTGCCAATCTTGTGTCCATCCATGACCACCGCCACCACCTGATCCAATTGTTCCGTCAATAGTTGTTTCTGCTGGAGCAAGTTGTCCTGCCGCAACTGATATTGCAGTTTGTGGAGATCCTTTGCCGCCAACCGCACCCATGCCTGCCGCACCACCGCCACCACCAACTACTGCTGATCCTGTTGCCGCTGCCGGACGGAAACTTGCTCCGCCTGCTCCTCCACTCTTTGATCCGTCCCACGGACCTGATACGCCACCGCCGGCGCCGCCTGCAAGTAACGCTCCGACAGATAATGATGCTAATGCAGAACTTGATCCTGCAACACCACCGCCTGCTACATAAGTTACACTGTTTATTGTTATTGAAGTGTTTCCGCCATTTGCACTACTTCCTGATCCGCCCGTGCCTATAGTAAATGCTATAACATCACCAGGAGTTACTGTGATGTTATTCTTGAAGCCGACAGCACCACCGCCACCTCCTGAAGTTATAGTTCCTGCGCTTCCACCGGTTAATCCTGCGGCTCCGCCACCTACAGACATAAATCCAATATTAGTAACTCCTGAAGGAACTGTAAATGTTCCGCCACCTGCTGAAGTAAATGCTTGTGTTCCTGATATAGTATCAAGACTAGTATCAATTATTAACGCTTGAACATATACTGCTGGGTAAGCGTTTAATGTAAATTGTAAGGTTTCGTTTCCGTCTGTAGTTAAATCATTTGCTAATGTAATTGTTGCAGTTTCGGTAGTTCCTACTACAAATGATCCTGTTAGTGCATTACCAACAACATCGCTTGCACTTACTCCTGTTATAGTCCACGGAATAACTACTCCTGGAACACTATTTAAGCCTGACAATGTTACAACAAGTGATTGTCCTTCGTTTATTTGACTAGCTGATATTGCTAATGTATATGTTGCCGCTACTGTACTTGAATCAGCTATCACTGCTATCACTGATGCTTCGCCATTATCTAATGCAAATGTTAATGATTCTTGACCTTCTGATGTTTCGTCTGCATTAAGTACTAATGAGATAGTATCTGTAGTCCCAACTACAAATGATCCGGTTAAAGACGCATCGCTAATATCTGAACTAGTAACACCGCTAATTGTATATCCTAATGTAGTGCCTGTGGCAACGTTGCCTGTTGTTAAGGTAACTATTAAAGTAGTACCTTCGTCTGGAGTAGCATCATTAAATGATAAGAAATATGTAGCTGTTGGTTTGCTAGTGTCAGCAATTGTTACGCTAGTTGTTGCGTTGCCGTTGTCAAGTGCTAATGTAAATGTTTCTGTACCGTCATCAAACGTAGTATCAGCTGATGCTTGTATTGTTATTGAACTAGCTCCACCAACAATGAAGTTTCCTGTTAAACTTGCTCCGCCAATATCTGTAGTACTAACACCTGTAATAGTGTACGGAACGATTGTACTAGTAACAAGATTTGTTGTTGTTAATGTTATAGTAAACGTGTCGCCTTCATTAACACCGCTTGCTGTTGATGTTAGTGCGTATGTTGGAACTGCTACTTCTTCCTGTTCTTCACTACTAACTGTTCCGGCTGCTTGAAGGACTATGGCACTATTATACGGCTGGAAAGCATATACGTTTGGACCGGTAAATAATGAAACGGTACTTGTGAATAAATCTACATCTGCAAGTGGATTATATAGAAGGCTTGATATAGCATTTGATGTTATCCAAGTTTTACCCAGTGCTGTAGTAGTTGCTGGCTCTATTTCTAAATAGGTAGCAAGTAGTCCTGCAATTTGCGGACTAGCCATACTAGTACCAGATATGTTTGCAGTCTTATAATTTGCATTACCAGGATATATTCCTGAGGTAAAGATGTTTACATTACTAGATGCTGAAATAATATTTACTCCTGGTGCGTAAATATCTACGCCAGGACCTCTGTTAGAAAATGCGGCTACTTTTTCTGATAAATCATCAGCTAATGTTGAATCAACTGCACCAACCATAAGTGCTTGGTCGTCAAATGGCGAACTACCTCTGTGGTAATAAATCTTTTGGCTAGCGGCATTAGTATAGTAATTATTATAATCCTGTTTGCCTTCATCTGCAATTTTTGTATAGCTGTTGCCTGCCGCTATAACAACGTGTACTCCTGCATCAATAAGTTCTTGCACATCAGTATCAACTGATGCAATTCTAACTGGATGTTTGTAGCCAATTCCGTCAAAGGAACCAGTCATACCTTTTGAAGTATCTCTAACATTGCCAGTCCAATCAAAACCACGGAAGTTTCCGCCAGTTATTGATGCATAACGTTGACCGTATCCCCAACTCATGTTTACAACAGTAGGACGTACAACTCCTGTTGATGAGTCAACTGGTTTAGCTTTGTGCCATTCTTTTATTACGTCGAAGCAATCTGTTATAGATATACCCGAGTTTGGATCTGAAGAACCTTCTAGACCAGCAACCTTAACAGCATATATTCTTGCGTTTTTTGCCCAGCCATAAGTTTGCCCAGCTGCCGTTCCACCAACGTGCGTACCGTGTCCGTGATAGTCTGTATAATGTGCTGTTGGCATAGTGCCACTTACTACATCCTGTGATTGATACCAGTCAATCTGTTGTACTCTGTTTACACCTTTAGCATCTAAAAATTCTGGATGATCTGCTTGTATGCCTGTGTCCTGTATTACAACATCGACTCCTGCGCCTGATAGCGTGTGCGTAAAGTCGCCTGAAACAATATTTCCAACATATGGGTTTGCGGCGCTTATCATTCTGCGCATGCCCCAGTTTAGTTTATCACTACTAGATTCTGTAGTTTTACTAAAATCTCCAGACTGAGATGCAAATGTTATCATCTCAATATCATCTCGTAAATCGGGTCGTAGTTCAACTCCGTATACTCGCTTGTCGTTTTGTAAAATGTTAACTTCGTCGAGTGTTAAGTAATAATGTGTATTTCTTTGCGACCCTGGTCTTGCATTTGCTATTTCAACTGTTCTGTTTGGAATGAAACCTGCGCCTGTAAGACTTATCATCTCTGCATCAAACGCTAGTACATCAACTCCTCTTTCGAGACTAACTATGTATTCTTGTTCAGACATTAACTGTCGCTCCTGTTAAAGTGTGTTATGTATTAGTGTAAATCGACCCAAGCCCCGTTTGCATATGCTTGTAATTTATTTGCAGTTTGATTGTATATGATCTCGCCGTTTGCCGCCGCTAGTCCATTACGTTCAGAAGTAGTCCAACTCTTTGCTATAGTTTTCGCTAGAGTTGCATTTAACGTGCCGTTGACTACTGTATTACTCGAACTAGAACCAATCTGTAAATCTCCCGATGCTACACTTACACCAATATTTATTCCTTGTCCAGCAGTGGTTAAATCAATTCCGCTATCAGAGTGTATGTCTACGCCACCGCTTTGACTAATTTTAATATAGTCACTATCACCAGTGGATGCTTGTAGCTTTAAATGTCCTGACGAAACAGTAATAGCAATATTACCATTTCGAGTCCACGTTTCGGACGCAATTGGTCCAACTAACGCACTATTCAAACTGTCAACAAGCATTGTACTATCACTACCAAACACGCTACCGATAATGTCTTGCTCTATAACGTTACCTGCTGTATTATGCAGACGTTCTAATGCGGCGATCTGAGGATATACTTCGTTAAAGTTATCATTAATTTTATCAAATGCGTTTCTTAACGGATCACCATCGCCTTTATTTGCACTTGTACCTATATTTACAATTTGCTTTGCCATTATACTCTTCCTACTACGATTTCAACAGTACCTTTATCAGCACTTTGTTTTGTTCCAACTGCTTTACCTAATACAGCACCAACACCTGGACTATTGTCTACCATAGCATATCCTGGTACACTACTTGCTACCAACATATCGCCTGCTTCGACCATACCAATTACTTTACAAGGAACTCTACCTTGCAATGCTACTGCACTTACAAACTCTCCAGCTAACTCTGCATTCATTAAGTGTGCTGGGTTAGTAGATACTACTCCTGCAATCTTAGTAGTTCCTTTGGATGTAGTTTCAGTAACTTCATTTGCTCCACCAAACATTAATACTGTGCCTGGTTCGTATGCAACATCACCTAAGTAGTTTTCTGCTAAGTCAGCATACTTTGCTGATGTTGCAGTACCACTAAACGTAGTTGCATATACTGTATTATACACTAATGACGAACTACCAATGTTGTAAGTATTAGTTGCATCTGGAATAACACCTGTTGCACTAAACTTAAATGGTGCTTTAGTTGTTGCGCCGTCTTTTGTAAGTATTGTAATTTCACCTGCAACTGACTTACCAGTATCAGCACCTAATGCAATACCAGTTGTGCCTGTGCCTTTTTCATTTGCCGCTTCAATAAAGTTAGTGTACACCCAGTCTGATGATAGTCTTGACTCTGCGGCAAAGTTACTGTTAGCTTGCAATGAACTTTGTGTATTTCCTCCGCTATTGCCAATGTCAATGCTTCCTGGAAATTCAGTAGTCATTGTAGCATTAGTACCAACGCCTTCAAGTATTACGCCGCCACCTGGTGCAAGCATTTGAATTGTTGTTGCCGCACCTGATTTTGGTTGTAAAATTACATATCCGTCATCAGCACCAACAACAAGTTTTGCAACTCTAACTTTACCATCGTCCTTAGTCATTACTAAACTACTGTTTGCACTAATAGTTGTAATAGGAACTTCTGTTGGAGTTGCTGCCGAGCCACTTATGTTACCTAGTACTCTTAGATCAGCCATACTCGGTAAGTCTGCTAAATCAACTCCACCAGCTTTAAGTGTTACCCAACCATTTGTTATTGTAAAGTCACCTGAGTCAAAACTAGCAAGTCCTAAATCACTTTGTGCAATACCAGTAGCGTTTACTCTAGTGCTTGCCGCATTCATGTTTAACTTGCTTTGTACAATTGCCGCTGTTGCTTTAACTGCCGCATTATCAATACTGCCTGCCGCAAAACTATACAATGCTGTAGTTGAACCTGCCGCTCTAGTAACAGTAACAGCCATTGCACTTGCCGCATCTGCAATTGCGTTAGCAATCTCATCAAACGGTCCGTCAAGTATATCTGCTGTTGGTCCACTAGTAACAATTATCTTATCACCACCTTTTGCTACTACGTTTGCTGTAGCTGTGTAAGTAATAATTTGTATGTTACCAAGTATTGGATCTGTTGTTGTTTCTACATCAACTACTGTACCTGTTGCACTGCTACTAGCTTGTGCAAAAGTTTGTGCCGCGGCCCATGTTCCAGTTCCGCCTATAGTATCAGCATCAATGATAAGTCTTTTCTTACCTGTAAATACAATTAACTGGTTTGCCAATGGACTATTAAACTCTGTGTTTCTTAGTTCTTCTAAACTATCAAAGTTATCAACAACACCGTCTACATATGCTTTAGTAGCCGCATGTGAGTTTGCACTTGGAGCCAGCAAGTTAGTAACTTGATTTGATCCCATGTTCATGTTGCCGGTCATTGCAGTAGTGCCGTCGAGCGCCATTGCACCTGAGCCAATAATATTGTTAGCTGTTAGTCCGTTATGATCCCAACCTAAGCGCCTGTTAACGTAACCGCGTACTGCACTTTGCGTTGGAACAATGTCTGAACCATTAGCAGTCATTCCGTTGTCTGTGCTAAATTCAGCAACAACAACACCACGTTTAAATCCAATTCCGTCTAAGTTACTTAACGCAATACTACCTGCGAATGTAACTGTACCAGTGCCTTGGTCAACTGTAAAGAACTTACCTACACGGAAGAAACCGTCTTGGTCTGTACTTACAAAGAAACAACGTCCTTTGTCACGTTCGTCAACTTCGTTAGCTTGTACTGCGGCTTGCGGATCACCTAATAGAACGTTTGGATAGTTACTGGTGTTAAAACTACCAGTACCAATGTCTAAGAAGTCGTGTCCTGTTGCTCTACAAGTTGAAATACTAACTGTAACATCACCTGGCGACGCAGCCGGTAAGCCGCAACGTAGTGTGTTAGTTTGTGATCCAGACAACACCATAGTTGAATGTATACCAGTTTGGTTTGATGCTTTGTTTAAGTCACTGTTTGCTACTTCTGCAATTTGTACAGTTGAATATGCTCCGCGATCGATATAGTTGCTAACTGTGTGTAGCTTACCTGACCATGCAAATACCATGTCACCTCGGTCAATTCGCTGCCTGTCACTTAGTGCTGTTACTTCTTCAATAGCAATAATATCATCGCCTGCTGTAGCACCTTGTGTTGCGCCACCAGCGCCGGAGTATGTTGCCGCTGCCGCATTTGTCTTATCAACAATAATTCTAACATAATCAAATGTTGCGTCAAAGTTTGTTAACACACTATTACTAGCTAATGCTTCGCCTGTTGATTCAGTTATTGTAAATGCAACTGTTCTGTATGTTTCTGTTGGTTGCTCGTCAAACTGGATAGCTGTACTTGGGCGTGTTGTAAGTGTAGCTGGGCTTGCTACGCCGTTTAGTACAAATGCTTGGTTCTGTCTATAACCAACAAGTGTATCTTCGTCTGTGTTCTCAATAAGTCCAGCATTATCAAATCCACTATTTGATGTAGTAAACGCAAATTTGTAAACTTGACCATCATGCTTTGGTGTATGTGTAGTTGCCGCAATTGTACCTGTGACTGTTACTGTAAGGATTGCACCCGAAGCATTAATTGTTGCTACTGTAATTGTAGCATTGTTAGCTGCCGTTGCACCATCTAGTTTTGCACCTAATACAGTAATTGTATTATTAACACTATAACCAGTACCTGCCGCTCTAACAGATGCTCCGTAGCCGCCTACTGTAGATTTAGTAATATCAAATTTTGCACCTGATCCACCAGCTTGGTTTAATGTGTATGCAACATCCTGATGCCCGTCAACAATAAAGTCTGCTACTTTACTAACACTACTAACTTCGTGTCTAACAAGTGTACCACTTGCATGTAAAATATCAACTTCACCTTTGTTTTGTGGGCTGTGTTCCATGTCGTATACATATACGTTTAACTGACCTGATGCTAATGTGTAACCACCTGTAACAACAAGAGCCGGCGCACCTAAGTTTGCACTGCCTGCTGACAATGTGATATCGTTAGTTGTATTAAATGTTCCTGATGTATCTTTTAAGTAAAGTACCTTACCTTTGGTTGTAAACACAACTGTACCAGTAGCACCTGTAACAGCCTGTGTTACTACGTTGCCTCTAGTGCTTAGTGTAAGCACGTCAGCAAATGTAAGTGTAATGTTTGCTTCTGCTGTTTTACCAGGCATTACCATGTTGTCACGCAATGTAACACTATCTGGAATTTCGTTTGGATCACTACCGTTAGCAACTAGTCCAAAGTTACCATATGCGTTAGATCCGTTAAGTGATCTAATCTCACCACCTTTGTTTGCATAGTATGCAGTATGGCAATAGTAAGTAAACTGTGATACCATTTCTGATAAGCCACCGTTAGTAACAATAAGTCCATAGCCTAAGTCGTTAACTTGTGTAAAGTCATTACCTAACATACTTCTGTTACCAGCAGTTTGTACGGTGATCTCAATTGGGCTTGCCGCACTTACTGTATCTAAGTTAAACGAGTCTGCTAATGTTCCTGTCCAACCAGCAGTACTATTACTAGACCTATCAAGGATAAGTGTAGCAGTTCCTAATGCAGGATCCCAATCTCTAACTGCGTTAACTTGGAAACGCTGTCCGTCAATATAAAACGGAGCTGGTACTTGTGGCTTTTTAATGTATAAGCCTGTGCCTGCGTCTGAAGCAACATCAACTTGGTATATGCTGTCCTTGTTAGTAACTTTCATTGGTACGTTACCAGTGTAAGCATCAACTAACATACCACCTCTAAACGCTTGCCTGTTTATACTCTGTGAGAAACTTGAACCAACTTGTGCGTATGGTGACTTGGTTAGTACTTGTCCATTAGGGTCAAGTACCATCATAAATCCGCCGTGTCCTTGAACACTTAGGTTGCTTATTCTAGTTGCATCGCCGCACATAAACACATCAAGTAGTTTGTTGTTCTTTGGTGGGTTATAACTTGCGTTAAACGCAAACCTAATAACATCAACTAGTGCATCTAAATTAGTTTGTACACTTGCTTCTGATGTGATACTAGTATCAATTATTTGTGCAACTGCGCCTAACTTAGCACCAAATGCTGTGTTAGCTAGTATGCTAGGTGTAATAGTTTTAATATAGTTAATTGCCGCTGATGTTTCAGTTACCTGACCAGCAACAGATCCTACATAATATGCACCTTGATTCTTTAATGACTCAGCTCTTCCGCCTGTATTTAAATCTTTTATAATACCGTCAATAATGAATCCAGTGTCACGTCTACATTTAGTAGCACTGTAACTAAGACTTGGGTAAGTGTCATCGATGAATTGAATAACTTCTTCAATAATAAACAATTTATTCTTTGTTAATAGTTTCCCAGCTTTTGGAAAATTACCTGGGTTAGCAAGTGCGCTGTTGCCAACGTTAACGTCGATAGCGTTATTTGTTAAGTAATGCTTACCAAAATAGCCAACAACGTTACCGGTTAACGGGTCAACGTAACCGCCGCCTGATGTTGGAATGTTAGTATCTCCATAACCTGTAACACTAGTAGCATTACCTGTTAGGTTGTCAAACTCTAAATCTCTGTAGAAGTATGTGTTTGCCCATGGACTTTGTGATGAACGATCATTTGGTGCAATAATGCAACGTCTAAACTCGTCACCTTTAATAGATGTGTTTGCAGGAACTTTAATCGGAAAGTCTTCAAAATATCTACCAGACTCAACAAATATTGTTGCTTCTGCAAACGTTACAGTGTTAGCATATTCTAATGCTTCTCCTGCAATAAACTCTTTAGGTTCAAGTAACTGTAACTGTAGTTGGTCTTGGTCTGTAGGTGTAGTTGTTAGTGCATCGCTTTCGTAGTTGAATGCAATAATTTTACCTATTGCTCCACTTGTCTTACCTCTAACACTCTTGCCTGGAAGGATGTCTGTGTTTGTTGGGTTACCTTGATCAACGTGTCCATTGCCGCCGTTGGCAATGTTAAGTAAGTACACACTACCGTCAACTGTTGCAGGCGCTGTAAATACACCGTCGTTAATAATACCAACAACAATAACAAACTTTGCGTTTACACTGTTTAAACCAGTAGCGTTAACAACTTGACCTGCGTCTTTAGTTTGTGAGTAAACTGTTTGTAATGCTGTTACTGTATTGTTTTGTAGGATATCACTTACTAGTGATTTTGCTTTTGCAATACCTGCTAGTGTTTCTGTCTTCTGTGTAGTAACTGCAAGTTTTCCGCTTGAGTTTGAATAGTATCTAATACCAGCAGTTTTACTCAAGTAGTTAGCATTATTACCAGTTAATGTATCAAGTACAATACTATTAACAATTAAGCCAATGTCTCTTGCACAAATATCTGAATCATATGTTAAGTCAGGATATGTTGCATTAATGAATGCAACAACCTCTGCTTTAATAAAGTTAATGTTTAAATCAATTAATGTCTTAACAGGTAATCTGCCTGATACAATAGTTTGAATGCCAACGCTTTGTGTAGTTGATATAGTAGCAGTTGAACCGAATGTAATAGTTTGTTTGTACGGACCTAACTCTTGTGGAGAAGCAATCATTAGCTCCTCTGCTTTACGACATGCCGCACCAATTGTTTTAAACGCAAAACTTAAACTGCGTCCTTCTTTACCCGCTGGTGTATCTGTTTGTCTATCATCACCCTTTGTACTAACAAAGAAGTTAGTTGTTGACTGATGACTTGATTGATCAACGTAATACTTTGTCGCCGCTTGTAAATTTTCTACTGTTGCCGCTTGTCCAGCTAAGTCTCCAGGATGGTCGCTTAAATAAAGCGGTCCTGTCATTGTATCACCTTGTCTACGTGTTACTGCATTTCTTGGCAATACTTCTTCGCTAGTATAAAAGCCTGCTAATGTTGACAAGTAAGTTTGGTCAAGTATAGTTTGTGTACCTGCTCCACCGGTTGCTAGTATTCTATTAGTACCAGCAATAGCATCAGCACTAGTTGGGTGCAAGGACATAGTGTCCTTATCAACAATTGCAATAAAGTATGTTGTTAACTTAGTAAGGTTAGTTGCCGCGGTAGTAGTTGCATTATATGTAACTGCAACACCATTAGCCGCTCTGTCGTAACCATGCCCTGTAATTACTGGGTTACTGCTACTATTATAGTTTGCAATGGTTAATGTGTATTCGGTAGCGTTTGCTGGTTCTGGCCTAGCACCGCCTTGTTTGTTAGGTATTCCGCCTTTAGTATATCGTTGGTCAGCATATTGCTTATCAATAACTAAATCGTCTATTGTGTGAGTGCCGCCATACTTGTTTGTAAATGCTGTTGCCGCATTGTCTGTTACTGCAACATTACCAATGCCAAAGTTATTTCCGTTCAGTGGACCGCTTAACTTTGGACTTAAATCAGAGGATAATTTACTATTACCAGCTGTTATAATTAGCTTACCTGCAACTGTGTAGTTGTAAGTAATTGTATCGTCAGTTGCATCGCCTGTTAATGCTCCATTGGATACCAGCTCTAATGCTTCTACTCCATCTTCTGTAGTCTTAACGCCCATTAGTCTACTTGCTAAACCTGTATAACTACTTGGAGTGTCGCCCAAGTTAGTAAAGTTTATCTGTCCACCAATACCAAATACTGCATATAGTTCTTGAAAGTTCTCGTTGGTTTTACGGAACGCTTCACGAATGGCATCACCTGTACCGTCGTTGCCTTCTACACCAATGTCTACAATTTCTCTTGCCATTTCTTACTCCGATTATATAGCGTGTGCTAGATTGTTGTCTATTGCAGACAATTTGTCTACATCAAAATTTACACTAACGCCACAACCACATGATGATGTAGAGTTAGGATTTTTTATTTCAAAATTTGAACCTACAATAGATTTTACATAATCTACTTCAGTACCAAAAAGGAACATTAGGCTTGTTGAACCTATTATAAACTTGCCAACACCTGCGTCTATTACTGTTGCTTTATCTTCAACATCTGCTTCTGTAGCAACTGTGCCCCAGTCGTACTCAAATCCAGCACACCCTCCACCTTTTAGATTTAAACTTACACCGTATACTGCGTTTTCTTCGCATATTGTGTTAATCTGTAGTTTCGCCGTGTCTGTTATTGTACAAATAGTCATTTTAGCTCCTTGTTATATGTATTTATCGTTACGTTTTATAATCTTAATGTTAAATATAGTTATGTTCATTAATCAATTTAAAAAGCAAAGCCGGCACACTCGTAAAAGCAAAACAGGCAAGGAACATACCTATACACGTGATATTACTTATTGTGTGTTTAGATGTGATAATTGTGATGTAGAGTTTACTAGGCCTAGAGGTAGTATGGATCCTAAGCGCCTAACTAATAATTATTTTCATGTATGTAGTAACTGCGATGCAAAGAAATTTGCGCAGAAAAAGGGTGTAGAAAAGAAGCAGATATGGAATGTATCTGCCTCCAGTGATATGCCTATTGGAAGACTTTAATTATTCTGACTTGTAGATGGTCCAAATGCCATAACCAATTGCGGCATATGCCGCTAGTTTAGCAAAAGGTCCTGCTATAAGCACAATAACGCCAACAGCTATTAAAACTCCGCCATCCAATGAAGTGCGCTCTTCTATTCTTTTTGTAATCCAGTTTTTCAATACTTACTCCTTATATGCGACTGACTTAATGTTAGTTGTATAACGATGTGTTATCAGTGAACCTTTCTATAATAACAATAATTCTAACGTGGTTCGTAGGTAGTTTCAGGGCTTCTACGCTGTTTTTATCTCAGTGCCTCCAACGCTAGGCGTTATACACAAAAACATTAACTCTATAGTTACACGACTCCAGAGTTGAGAATCTTGCCCTCTACGAGGTACGCACCCAAACCCGTCTTATTAGCAACTGTCCTGCCTCCCCATTGTCCTAGCAGGGTAACACCAACGGAGCCTTTGCTGGTTGATTGATGTTGTACTAAAAGTTGCAACTATAATGTCTTGCTTGCAAAGTATTTAGCACGTTAACATGCTAGGGCTAGGCTTTGTTGGTATAGTTCTTTGCTTGCTAAGTTCTTGCATTTGCTCTCACACATAATATCTGTGTAAGGTAAAAAACTTAATGCCCAATCGTTTGCAATCTTGTTAGGATACCAATCACTGTGTCCACGTAATTTGCCTTTCTTGTAGCCTGCTTCTAATAACGCAGGCATATCAGGTAATGTATCGTGTGCATAGCCTTCAGGCAATTCTCCTGTTCTACTGTAGCTGTAATGCATTGCAGGACGGACACCACGCCAGCTATCAACTATGCGCTTATATCTATCGTCGGTGGGTTGGATGTATTCTCCTTCGCGGCACCAGTGATGGTGTACGTCAAGAACGAGTGCCAAGTCGTCTGCAAGCTCGAGACTGTGTTCGATGCCCCACTTGTTTTCGTCATTTTCGATTGTGATGGTGTTTCTCGCCTCTGGCGATAACCGCTTGAGGGCGGCCTTAATACCGGCTGGACCATTGCGGCCTGATATGTGTACGTTGCATTTAAAGTCTTGGAAATGTCTGCCGTAACCCATATAGCGGATGACATCGGTGTGATATTCAAATTCTTCTATGCTCCTATCTACAATATCTGGTGTGTCACTAGCAAGCACAGTAAACTGACCAGGATGCATACTAAGCCGAACATCCAAGGAACGAGCAAGTGCGCCGACCCTTGCAAGTTTCGTCTCGCAGTAGTTGCGTACATCAGGTAGCTGCCAGTAATAAGCCCAGTCGCGCTGAGTATATACAGGAAGTACGTCACTGCCAAGACGAACCATTCGTAATCCATGTGGTAAACCTCCTACATATTCGATCAAGTTATAGTACGATTGTATATTGTGTACCATAATATCCCACAGTCGTTGCTCTGCAACTTCGCGAGTCTGACGGTTAAGCCACTGTACTGTTGTGCTACGAGTATTTAGCGGGCGCTGAATCTCTTCAAGGATCTTTTTCTTCTGTGTCTGATCCGGGTCCATATACTTACATGCAAAACCTATACGTTGTATTACCATTTTTTATAACTCCCGTCGAGTTCGTGTGTGCCTGAATTGTAAATTGCCCATACTATGCAGTTGTACCATGCATAGTTTGGATTCTGCCTTAGTTGCTTGTACCATTGTTTAAACAGTATAACACGTTTCTTAAACTTTGTCAACTAAATTGTCCTTTAGTGTAATGTTTACTACTTGAGAGTAAATGATTCTCCACAACCGCATTGTGCATCCTCCCAAGGATTTCTAAATTTAAACCCAGAGTTAAGTCCTTCTGTTGTGTAATCTAGTTCTGTGCCATCAATCATTACTAGTGACTTGTTATCAACAATAATCTTTATGCCGTTTGAGTCAAACACAGTGTCATCGTCATTGAGGTCATCAACAAACTCTAGCACATACGCATACCCCGAACACCCAGTAGTTCTTATCTTAACTCTAAGTCCTAGGCCTTTGCCACGATTTTCTAAAAAGCCAGTTACACGTTCTGCACCAACATCAGTAATTGTTATCACTTAGATTTGTAATCTGCAATAGCGGCCTTAATAGCATCTTCTGCTAGTACACTGCAATGTATCTTTACCGGAGGTAGAGCAAGTTCGGTAGCAAGTTCGGAGTTCTTTATCTCGCCTGCTGTTTCTAATGTCATGCCTTTAACCCATTCAGTGAGTAA